GGTCCTGGCCCAACGTCGGTGACAGTGTAGCTGGCGTTCCAAGACTGAACCAACTTATTGTCAATCACAAAGGCGAATCGGTCGATGCCGTAAGCGGCCGCAGCGACCGTGTACGTCGTGCCGGGGAAGCCGAACAGGTTATCGACTGTTCCGTCAACCCAAGACGTGGCTGCGTCTTCCAGTTCGTCTTCAGCAATCCAAGTGCACTCCATCGACACCGGCATCGTTCCGACTTGCCCGCGGAGGATCATCCGGGTCATGCGGCAATTTGTGTACTCATGGACGGCTCCAACTTTATCAATGATGATCGGGATCGTGCTGACGGTCTGGTTCGCCGTGTATGCTCCGGTGGCCAACGTCATGCCGGCCAGAGGCAGGAGTGCAACAAGAATCGGGTTTGTGATGTCATGGAATGTGGTGAACTGGATCTTGCGGCGGCCAGCGGCTGTGCGGTTAATCAGCGGGTCGCGGTTGCCACAGATCGCATCAGGGTTCTGGATTCGTTCAAAGCTCGACTGGTCGAGGAACTTGGCGAAGCAGAACTTACTGCCGTTGATCATCATCCGGACGTCGATTGCTACGCTGATTGCCATGTTTATACCTATCTGTGATGTCTGACCATTACCTGGAATGTGAACATTGCGACTTGTTGTTCATGCCGTACCAGACTCTGGGCTTCTGCGGGCAATCGTTTGAGAGGGTGTACTACGAATGGATCATACTCGTTAACATCGGCATCCTGCAAGAAGGGGTTGGGCACCGTGGTGAACTTCAGCCGGATCTCGTTCATCCAGTTCGTATAGGTTCGATTCGGACCTTCATGCTGGTGTGGGATCGAGTCGACTATTTGAATTGCAATCCGGTGAACCTCGTCGTCAGCACAGTTGAGTCCGGCCCCGAGGGTCGACTCAACCGGCAATGCTGTGACGAGAATCCCCGGGAGGATCATGTTCTGCATTCCGTCTGGTGTCCGATTGCGGTCGCTACCTTCTACCACTTTCCATATCCGTACCGCTTGTGGAATGACAGATCGTACCCGTTCTCCTTGTGCTGCCACGAATTCTCCGTTGGCAGCCGCGGTTTGTAAAATACGGTACGATCTGTCAAGTATTGCCCAGTCAGGATTCGCCATCTATTTCCTCACTGGTACTTTTGTCTTGGTTCTCGTAGTCATCAATCACGATACCCCGGGCGATATCAATACTTTCAACCATGTCGTCGATGTCCCCGTTCCACATCAACTCTCTTCGACTTCTTTCCTTTGCCAGGTACTTGGTGCCAACAATCACAAAGGCATCGTATCGACTGGCCAGTTCGGCCATCAGAACCTTCGTCGGGACAAGCTCAAGTTCCAGTACCAACGTACCCGACGTCCCGGAGTCTAAGGCCGTACCATTGAGATGCAGGGCCTTTGTTTCGAACATATCTGCCGTCAGACGCTTTCGCATCGTTAAAGGCTTGAGCAAGCCTACGATCACTAACCAGTTTCTCAGTGTGGTTACCAACCATTTTAGAACCGTACTCATCTTCGCATAGCCTTTGCAAGAGCATGGTCATTGCACCGTCACACACGTCAATCATACTTGACGCATGGTACGCCACGTCACTGATACTGATCGATGTGTCGCTGACTTGACAGGCCGTGGTGGTCAGTACCTTTACGACACGAACTTCATAGCAGTCACGATTGTAAACCAGATCGTTAGCAGGAACATCGCCAAACTCCCCAGTCGGGTGGGCGGTGTCGGATTTCCCGATACGCAGGACAGCACCTTCCCACAGAGGACTGACAACCGCATCTGTGAATGTGGCAACGCCTGAAGCGACACTGACAGTCCCCCTCATCTCACGAACCAAAGAAGTACTTGGCTTGCGGGCCACGTAGAGATACTGGAGTGTTGTCGATGTTGCCTGCTCAGTTGGTAGCCAGAGATTCCACCGGCCGGGGTTGGCACTATCAGCTATCAGCGAGTAACACGTTGGCAGCGACGGTGACCAAGTCATGCCCTCTTGAATCAGGTGGGCCTCCAGTAGGTTGAGCCGCAGCATCTGTAGGTTCTGCGACCCTTCAAGAATCTGTACGATATCGCCTACGTCAGGTGGGAGAGGGTACAGAATCTGTTGTAGCAAATACGCCTGGTCATCCAGATCCGCTTCAGGGTGTTTACCCTCGAAAAGCTCAATCGCCGTAGAGCTAGTTCTTTTATAGATGGGATACCAGTTGTGATCCAAGCGTACGTGTTTTATCGTGGCGTCAGTCGGCCACGTTGCACCCGTTAAGGTGACGACCCGAGTCGACGCATTGAAGTCGATGGTGCCGGTCGTCTGACCAGCGTAGGTGATGATACTCCCCATGCGATGGAAGTAAGCCCAGTCGTACATGCTGAGTAGCCGGGACCACGCTGTCAGCACAGCCGTGCGTACCTTACCCTCCAGCATCCCGCCGAGTGAGGCGTTGATCTGGACGGCAATGTGACCCATCATGTCGGAGACTGTGATCATGGAGAGCTTTCAGTGACCTGAACTTCGGGAGCGGGTTCGACAGGTAGGGCTATTTCAAGATCAGCGACCGGTACCACTTCTGTGTACGGGGCCAAGTTGTCGTTGACAGCGTCCAGCAGTTTCAGCAGGGCTGTCGTTGCGGCACCGCCACCAAGGACTGACCGCAACTTCTCTTCAAGAACCGCTCGCTCTGCTGGGTGGATTACTGTATGCATTGTTCACCTCCAAAAACTTCTTGATTAACCTGGTCGATAGATGTCGGGGCGTTCATCGCATCATCGGCTGTCACCACCTGTGTGTGATTGTCGATGATCATCTCTCGTAGCTCTCGCTCGTCGAGATTGGCGAACTCCTCTTCCTGCCGGTACTCGGACAGGTATCGAGACATAACATTCTCGTTCATGCGGACAACCTGTGGCTCTGGAGCCTGGGATACTGGATGGTTCTCCCAGTCACCTTCAACCAGCTTGTTCCGGTCCTTCATGATCTTCCGCACGTCAGACAGGCTCTGCTTGTGCGTCACGATACAGCCTGGGTCTCCGGGATACTCGGCGAGGCTGCGATAGATAACCGCGTCCTCCGGTAGGTTCTCTCCGGTCTGGGTTTTGTAGTTCTTTCGGTACAGGTCAAGCATCGCCGGGCAGCCCTTGAACTGCTCCGTAACACTCTTGGTGTTACGTTGCAGAAGCTGGTCACTGATGCCTCCCCGTGGAGGAGACTTCGTCGCGAGTTGAGCCGCCATGGAGACAGACTCCCCTTTGGCGATCATGCGGTCAAAGGCTTCCACCGCGTGAGGCCCTGCCTGCAGGACCGCGTCGTACTCAAGATTCTCTCGTCTGGTTTTGAATCGTTCCACGGCTACTTGCCTCCCGGCTTGGGTTTGTTACGGGCCGCCTCGGCCTGTATGTCCGCCTGCTCTTGCAGATGGACCATCTTCTGCAGGTGGGACTCGTCCTGCATCTTCATCTTCTGAGCGTTGAACATCTCAGCCCACTTCATCTTCTGGGCAGCAGGAGCGTTAGCCCCCTGCTGTTTATACTGGGCATCCACCAGTCTTGCAACTGTCTTGGCCTTAATCTCTTCGGTGGTCGCCGCGGTCTTAGCCATCTCAACCTGTTGAGCCTCAGCCTGCATCTGCTGCATCTGTGGATCAGGTGCTGGGTGCCATGGGCCGAAGAATAAGTCTTCTGGGTTCTTCATCTGCATCGAAGAGAAGTACTTGTGCATGAAAGCGTTAAGCGGCTTCTCGTCGCCAGTCATTTCACTGTACTTCTGGGAAGCCGGCAAGTAGAACTGGGCGATGGCGTTCAGGTCAGACATGTCCTTGTCACGGTTTGGCCGACGCATGTCGGTGGCTTCGATGATAACTTCCATCTCACGGAACAGCGTGTCGATGTCCATTGACCCGAGGAGGGTGTCCCACGCCATAGCTCCCCATGTTCCGAGGAGTGACCGCAACTGCTCTCCCTTGATGTACTGAGCGGCCAGCCAGAGTTCCTTCTTGGCAATGTTGACCACAAACTCGTGGACGTCGGTGGCCATCTTCTCCGGCCGTACGTTGGCAGCAGACTGCTTGGCGTTCACGTCCGCGCTGACACGGGCCTGCTTCTGGCTGACACCGTAGTGAATGTCATCCAGCCCCGTGGCCATCTGGAACTGGTTGTCGAGGTACTGAACCCACTCCAGCAGATTGCCCTGCACCTCTGGCCGTTGTACGAATGCGACAAGGTCGGAGATACCCATCTGTGAAGCAGAGTTGATCTTGATAATCGCCGGGTTGTTTTCACCCTTGATCGCTGCCTCGACCTCGTCGGCGTAGGCACCGTTAGCCGCAATGATATCTCGCCGCCGGTCCCATGACATCGACAGGTGAGATACCAACAGAATGTTCATCGCCAGCAGTGAGCCGATACCGGGGCCGAGTACCGCCATCGGCCAGCACGATCCGATGACTGGGTAGAAGTCCACCACTTCGACCGGCCACTTACGGTCACGCCACAGTTCGAATACCGACCCGTATCTCGACGTACGCCACCGCAGTGCATCTTGGATGTGCTCCGGGCCGCCCTGACTCACCAACATTGGTGGCAGGTTCAGTGGGTGCATGAGGTTGCGTGTGATGCATAGGTAACAGTTATCGCCAGTCAACTGGTCGAGGGCTTGACCCATCTGTGCGTCAATGCCGGTGACTCGAGCACCGATACCACCGGTACTCCAGATCTCGTACCATTCGATCTGGTCCTGGTACATGGAGTTGCCCTTGCCGACCTCCACCTCCATACGAGACATGTACTCGGATGAGATGTGCGTACCTCGGCCTTTCAAGTAGCCGGGTTCGTATCCAAATCGACGCTCAACAACCCAGACCGGTTCGACATGGCGACGAGCGATCCACCGCACGTCTCTCCATGCGGGATCCTTGGCGTCAGGGTCGATGAGTAGGTTATCCACTGGGTCGTAGAAGGAGCCCACCATCGGCTCACCGGTAGACCGGTTAGAGTACGTCTCAGTCCACATGCATCCACGCCCGGTGACAAGGGCGTCCTGGATGGAGAGTTCGTTGTCAATCTTTGTCCCGCCGGGATGCTCACGACCAATGTACTCCATGACTGTAGTAGCGAGGGAGTTGCGGATCTCCTTCTGCTCTGTATCTTGTGCCTGCTGTTGCTGAACCTGTTTCAGCATCTCCTCATCAACCACGCCCATCAGTTGGGCGATACGTGTCTGATCAATCGCGTCTTTACTCTGGACTTCTCTCGCCGGGTTCTGCCAGTAGAGGGTAGGCCCGATGATGGCTACAAGCTCAAACGCCTTGTTGAGCGATACCATGAACTGAGGTGCTGCCACCTTCGGGTAGAACTCTTCACGGAACGTATCCTCCCACATTGCCTTGGCAGAGGATCCGAGGAACTGACGGCATAACTTCGCCATGACATTGAATCGCTCCTTCGCCTTCTCCGCGGAAGTGAAGCGAGAGTACCACTGACTGACAATGGGTCCGAGCAGGTACTGCTGGATATTTTCTGCCGTTGGTTGCATCAGTTGCCTACTTCAGGTTGAGCGAAGGGAACGCCCCTCGTGGAATCCAGGACCCACGCTTGCGGTAGTTGGCATTCTTCAGCCGCTCGTCACCAACAAGGCATACACCCTGTACCGGTACGAGTCTGCTTCCGACTACCGCGTTGTATGTCAAGTCAACCATGTTGTCCTCGCCGAATGCCGTGACGGTGGCGACGTGAGGCATGGCATCAAGTTGGTTCTCGTTGAACAGCCAAACCACATCGCCGATGGCAACCGTGATCGGGTTTTTATCGATCGTGAACTCGCGGATCAAATCTGTAAGACGCACTGGGAATGCTCCGGTCTGGGGTTATGGCATACCAAGAACGATCGGTCCCCTGGTATCGTTTTTCTTATTCAACTTGAAGATCCCGTCAAGGAACTTCTTATCACTGTCAAACATGGCTTGACCTGGGTCGCTGATCGCTGGCCCCGGCGGCGGTGATAAGAATGTAGGCTCAAACCCCGCGTAATACTCGCAGGTATCCAAGACGTCATGTACCTGCCCCGGGGCCAGTTTGTCTAGTACAGCTTCCTTGGCCACCTGTTTGACGGTGGTCTCCAATTGCTTAACCAGCGTGGGGCACATGTGCGGAACTACGCGGAGGCGGGGCCTTCCGCTCGGTCGAGACCGCATAAGGCTCCGCAACTTCATAGACCGTGTAACCCAGATGGTCTCACCTCTGAGAAACATATCACCTGTTAGTTGACATTTCAACCCCGCCTTGCGGAACTCCCGGGAGTATTGCTCGAACACGTCCCACGCAAACCCCATCGGTGTCTGGTCTCCAGCCTTCCGGTCCCCGATAAAACGGGAGTATCTCCGCCCCGGATCCGCGGCTTTTGCTCGCAATCCCATCATGGCGGCATCGATATTGGGAATGGCCATCTCTCGAAAGATGATGTGGTAGGGTTCCCCGTCGTCCCAGAATTCCTTGGGGGGTATGGCCGCCCACAGCAAGGCAGGCCTAGTTGTACCTGGGTCGAGGATTAGGTCGACGCACCAGTCGTGTGGGACGTTCCAGTTCAGCTTCCGCATTGCCTCCGTGACCTTGTCATTGAGGGGGCTGTTGGGGCCGTAGTCCACACAGTGGTACTTCACGTTGAACTCGGGGTACGCCTGGATTGTGTCCATGACGAAGTCCCCGTGATCGCGGGCTCGAAGCTGATCCTCGGTCCAACCTTCGGCACGCTTCCGCTTTTCCTCATCGTCTACGAAGGGGGAGTCGGATCCGCGGAACTTGAAGTTAACAACGTCCGCCTTTACCCGGACCCCACGTTCAACCTCATCACGTTGAGCCACACACCGCCGGTACAGAGCGATTAACGCGGGCGTCCGCATGTTCGGCCACGATGTCCAGTAGATCCTTCCCTTGCGGTCAGACAGACGACTCTGCCATTCAGGGTAGTGCTCCGAGTTCTCGATCTCCTCATCGATCCATACGCGGTTGACAGGGTCTCCGCGTTTCACCGCACCGCTTGACGCATAGGCGTAGACCCATGATCCGTCCCTCATGGTGAGACTGGCGAACTCATGCTTGGCCTTGTTGTCCCATGACTCAGATGCAATCTCTGATGGAGGGATCAACGGCGGGGCGGGCTTGCGGTCTTCAACAGGGATGTCCTCGTCGCCGGGGATACGGCCAGGCTGCCACGCTCGCCACAGCCCGGTCTTCTTGTCACGTACCATATCGAAAGCACCCGGTCGACAGAGCAAACGATAGATCGTCTGACCGATGTGGTTGAGTTGCAAACCGATGAGCCACACTGTGACCGGACGTCCGGCCCAACCCTGCTCTCGCACGCTATGCTGAGTGCCGTCCGCAAATGTGATGGGCTTGTTGAGCAGGTACGCAGCGATCATCACCGCGACGATTGTAGACTTGCCGGAGCGAGTTCCCCCTTGAACCAGAATCTCGGAGGCATCGCACTTGACAACGGCTTCTTGGTAGATCGTGGGCCTGAACATATCCAAGGCGTTGAGCTTCTGCTTGGCCACCTTGGCTGCAGCCGCAAGACCCTGCTGGATATCACGTCGCTGCGTAAGTGATGCCCTGATCTTATCAATGTTAGTTGACATCAATCACCTCAACCTTTGGGCCGCTGTCAACGATGTCGAGAGCCAGGCCGGCGAACTCAAGGATCAGGTTGTGGTCCAGTTCAAGGACCTGTTGCATGATCTGCCGCCGGTAGTCAGGATCGGCCTCAACTCGGAGTGATGCCGCCTGACTGGCGATTGCAAGCAAGTCCTGCTCAGAGATCCCATCGAGTGGGTCCCCGGTCTCACCGACCATCTTGTCACGCTCAGTGGCAAGGCGTATCAACGCCTCGTAAAGTCCTTTCACGGTTTTGTAGTCGACCTCGTGGAAGACCATCTGCTCCTCGGATAGACCTTCACCCCTCAACTTCTTGAGGTCCTCAGCCATCATCCTGCCAAGCTGAGAGGCACCACCAAGCTCATCCATGGCCGCCTCGGCCACGTCAAGTGTAAGCGGTCGCCCCGCCTTCTTGACCTCGGCCAGTGCCTCCTTGAATCCACGTTGGGGAACCTTACTTGCCATGACGGCGATCTGACCCGCTGTTGTTGCTGATTCATCGCATGACATACACACACCTCTGGGGGAGAATGAACTTGGCGGCAACGGTAGCCCGCACGCGGGACACAGATGTCGTCCGGGGAAATTGACTGAGAGTGGAAGATCGATTGTCACTGAACTCCACCGTGCCGGTTGGTTGCCTGCAGAGCATTATAGACTGCACCTGCTGCGGCAGGTGCAGCGTAACCTGGCATGCTGGCTCGGTCCAATGGAGATCTGCCCGAAGTAATACCGAATATCTTTGAGTAGAGTTGGTCGGCCCCACTTGGAGCCTTCATGGGGTCCGGGTAGATGTCATTCATATTTTGGTTGAAGAAACCCATCGTTCCTGACATTGCAGGGCTAGTCGTGCTGGTACGCTGGAGCCAGGACTCCGCCCCTTGGGCGAAGGACTCTTCTGCCGGTACATCCCAGTTGTTCCCAAAGATACCCCCGGCTTCCTGCATCTGCTCTGGCTGTAGCATTCGCCTGACAGCGTGTGATGCCTCATGTGGGGCTGTCGAAGCGTCTGGGCTGATGGGACTGATCCGCATACGATCCCCCTGAAACGCGATCTGACCCCGGGGGGATATCGGGTTCTGGTAGAGGGGTTGACCCTTGGTAAGGAGTTCTTCCTTCATCTGGGGCGATAGTCTGAAGATGGTGCGACCTTTTTCAGCGGCGGCGTCAGTAGCCTTTTCAACCGTACCGCCCCCCTTCTTCACCAGCTTCGATATGATGTTGGTCATCTTGTCATTGTAGAACTTCCCGAGAGCTTCCTGAGGTCCGCCTACCGCCCTAGCCGCGGCTTCACCCGGTGCCAAGGTGACCGTGTCATACCCTTTCTCAGCCGCGTTCCGTAGAATCACCTTGGCCATGAGGTCAGGCCATGACTTCTTGAACGGTGCGTCAGGTGCCATCCTCCCCTGCATACGTTCCCAGTTACGCGATACAATACTGGGCAGAGGTGTTTCATCGAACCGGCCATATCGGGGTGCCAGCCGACTGTTAACCCGTTCAACAGCCTTCTTCCTCACCTCTTCCAGTGTGCTCCCCCATACGTTCTTATTACCCATCCCACTCGTCTCATATACGTCACTGAGAACTATTTGGAAGCCCCCGCCTGAAGCAAGTGAGGGTCCCTCGTATGAAACGTCTACGGGTAGCAAAGCCGTGCGTGGCTCCATCGGGAAGTCTTCTCCAGCGTACCCCCGCTTCGCCCCTTTCTGGTGCAGGTCCGATTGGATCTCTTGGATACGCATCGCCTTCTCGCCGGAGGGCAAAGTGACTTCGTCTACGCGGGCGTGGGCCTGCACATCCGGGTATCCAAACTCCTTGAAGTGAGAGTCGTATTTGTGCATCGGGTTGCGAAGAAGCAACTCCCGGTATGTGCCGGGATTACCTCCCGGTATCTGGTAGTCACTGTACCCGGTTTCCGGCGTACCTTCCATGTCATCCATCTGGTCGTACAGACCGTCCATCTGCATCTCTAATTCGTCAGCCTTAGCTAGAATCTGCTCAGCGACGTCATCTCTACCCTCCCTTCGAGCCGCAGAAATCCCACGATCGAGTCCCCGTATCTGGTCATCCAGTTCGTACATCTGCTTCTCTATCGGTTGACGCCACTGGGTCAACTCTTCCACTGAGTTCTGTGCCCACGCCTTATCCGCAGCCAGGGCGAAGACATCATCCTTAGAGACCTTGTCCGCACCAGAGAACAACTCGTCGAAGTCGTCTGCCATGTCGGCAAGTTCTTCCTGCTTGACCCCATACCCAGTGAGGGTCTTCAACAGTTGCTCCCTCCCGACCCTGTTCGGAATCTTACCAGCGTCCACCGCTTCCATGATCTTGGAGTAGAACGGTTCAGACCGGTAGCCTGGGTCGGTCGGGGACTGGAACAGTACGTCAGTACCCCCCATTGGGTTGCTCGGGGATTGAACGGCTTTTGGAGATCTCGCTACAACCACATCTCCTTTTCTTGTAACGTCATCAAATAGCTCTCCAAGGTCATCCTTCAACCTGGATGGACTCATCCACTCTGCTCGTGGACCGCTGCCCGGCATATTTACAACAAGTGAGGCCCCTGGCTTCATCGCTGCAGCCATCTCACGAATCGCTTGGGAGTACGCAGCCTGTGGGTCTGGGGAGTACGTAGCCGTGTTCAAGACATTACTACCCATGACCACGTCTGCATCTCTAAGATCGTCGATGGAGCCGATCCCCCCGAATCTGTCAAACGGGACATACTCCGCCCCGGCACCCGTTATGGAATCTTTCACATACTGATACGGGCCTGACCCGTAATCGACGACGCGATCCCCTGCCTTAATATGCTTCAGTGATTCCTTATAGACCGCCGTTGTCTTCCAGGGTCTTGCTGTCTTGCCTGCGGCTTCGCTGAACTCATCGGTTATGCCACTTTGTTGAGGTGACTGCGACAGGGTGTCACCACCCATCGGATTCTGAACATCACCAACGTCAATACGCCCATGCACCTGTTCTGCAGGTAATTTATTGTGGACTGCGTATGAGTCCAATAGATTCATCGTGTGCGTGCCTGACTCACCGAATCCTTCCTGCATCTGCTTGGCGAGCCGCATACGCTCAGGGTGCTGCACAACAGCGTCAATACCTCGGTTGACCTTGCGTGCCGCTCCGCGGCCCTTGAGAACCCGTGTCAGTGCCCCAGCAGGGACCAGGTTCATCGGGTCCAAGAACATCTCCACGCCGAAGCCGGCCATGTCCTTCAGGCCCTCCATCGGGTTGTCCATCCATCCGGACATACCCGTCTCTTCATTGGCCCCGAGGAATGGATACAACACGTCACGGCCAGTTGCTCGGTTACCGTCAGAGAAGGGGGTCGCCCATTGGTCGAACGGGTTCCGCCCGGCGAGAATGTCCCGTAGAGAGCTTCCAGGCAAGTCAAGCAGATTGCCAGCACCGGACAGTATGTCGAGGATCGAGGCCATAGATGCTCCAAAGAAAAAGGGCAGGCAAGTTTAACCTGCCTGCCCTAGAAGTCATAGTCCAGCATCACCGCTGGGTGTTTGGCTTAAGGTCCACTTGGATCGGATTGCCCGCATGGACGGTTTGAGCCGCCGATTGAGAGTGAATGCCGGACGGTGCCGGACGGGGTTCTGGTTCTGCCATAGACTGGATCACCACCTTTCTTACCCATTGCTGGGATTACGGTTTGACTGCTGCGAATGGTGAGCGGAAGTAGACTCGTGCAGAAGCACCAGACACCGCAGCTTCGACAGCCTTGCCGACGTGCCCGATTGGGTTCGTTCCAGCCGTGCCCGTGCCAAAGAGGCCGTTCGCCAGTGTCTGAACTTCGGCGTTAGCTGTGACGTCGCCAGCACCAATCTTGATATCGATCGGGCCCTGAATGATTAGCCAGAAGTACGATCCTACTGGGATCGTGCCTGTGTAGAACGGGTCGGCCACTCCATCACAGATGGCGTTGATACCGGACAAGGCACCGACCTCTTTGCCGATCTTGCCGGACTTGTAGGTGTAACCAAGACCTGGAGTAACCACACCCGCCAAACCGTTCTTCACGAGAACCGCGTAAACAGGCGTGCCGGAGTTGATGATGGGTGAGTCAGGGGACGTCTGGTCCTGATCCTGAAACATTGCGATCTGCCCAAGGGAGTTCGCGTCTTTGATCACATCGATTGACCCGAGCCGGGCCTGAACTGTAACGGTCATATTAGTATCCTCAATGGAAAAAAAGATTCAGGAGAGGAGCCCGGCACCGTAGTGCCGGGCTAAGGGCGGCCTCGGGTTATCACGCAGTCTCAGACACGAATCGGCACAAGTACTTCGGCAGGAACTTGAAGTTCCCGTAGGTGCTGATGTAGTACAGGTACCCAACGTGTGGGATGCTGTACTCAGGACCCATGACACCGTAGATGTCATTGTGCAGGAAGAAAGCTTCCAGGTACTGTGGCAAGTACATGTAGGCCTCACCTGATGGGATTGCGTAGTCCATTGAGTAGACCATGCCGTCGACCATCAGAGTCTCACCTGGATAGCCCAGGTCACCGTCCGTGAACGGCATGATCTGACGGTTGTTTTCCCGGAATGAGTTTTTGAAGTCGGTGAACATTTCAGAGGCCATTGCCACCTGAGTCTTGGCACCAACCATTGACTGGCCACCGCGGTGCAGCATTGCTGTCTGAGCATAGCTCGTAGCAGCAACTGCGTTGGTTGCCCAATCAGTTGCACCAGTGCCCCAGCCAGTAGCAGCGTAGTTCACGATCAGTGGGCTAGTGCCGTCGTACTCGCTTGAGCCTTGACCGAAAGGCCAGTCCTTTGCAAGGTTAGCGTTTGGCTTCGTGGCCATGTTGCTTGACCATGATCCACCAAGGTTGCCGAGCACACAGGACTGACCTGCGTACGTTCCATCAGGCTGGCCAACCAAGTCAGCAGCACCGGTCGTGCCGGCTGTATAGCTCAGTGGGGTCTTGATGCCGGTGAAGTCGTACGCATTGGCAGCGACGTTACCGTCTTTCCAGAACGAGTGACACAAGCGTTCCTGAGTTGCCTGAGCAATCTCTTTGGACTTGCGTTCGTATCGATTGGTGATCTGCTCCGGAGCACCTTGAGCCTGCAGGTATTCCTGCTCTGGCAGGAAGTCAGATCCACGGTATCCCTTGATACCGATGTAGTACTGGATGTCAGTGTCCCAGTTCACGAACTCAATCGGCTGGTTGTCCACGGCTGGCAGAATGGTTGGCTGCTTAACGCGAGCGTTCCACACCTGGCTGTGTGAGCGGGCGTTGAAGGTCAGGGACCCCCACTTCCGCAGGTTGTAGAAGGTCAGGAAGTTTCGAACGGTGAGGTCCGAAATACCTTTCCAGTAACGTGGTGCCAGGTCACGGACACTGTTGATGTGACCTGATACCGTGGACGGTACAAGACTATGAGCCATGTTTTACTCCGGTGTTAGCGGCCCTGGGAACCCATGGCCTGAAGCATACTGAACTGCGGGAACCCATCGTTACCGACAGGGATGCCGATACTGCTGGGCGGGACTTGGGCACTAAATGAAGATCCGGGCGACGTGAAGCTCGGATCTGACCCGGGACTATTCTGCACCTGCTGCATCCACGGCACTTGGGGCTGAGGAGCAATAGGTTGTGTCTGTGTGATGTAAGGCTGGACTACCTGAAGGGCGTACTCGTGAATCTGGTTCAGGTCATTCATCCCTGACCGTTGAGCCATGTCCCATGCCTGACCGTAGAGTTTCCCGGCTGGCGTGGGCGTCTGCGATCCGGCTTGATCGGTCGTCCACAGATGGGCTTTGTTGGCTTCGACCCACTGTTTATCAGGACGGGGAATTGTCTCTGCAAGGCGTGCCTGCAGTGCATAGTTCTGGGTCTCCATCTCAGCGAGTCTCTGCTGGAATGGGGTCAGAGCCTGTTCAATGACTGACTTACCGTACTTGGCGATGAAGGCTGACGGGTCTGACAGTTCTGCCTGCCGGGCCTGAGCCTCCAACATCGAAGTGTTAAGCTGTTGAGCCGCACCCTGAGCAATCGGGTTTGATGCAACCCACTGCCCGTTACTCATTGACAACCATCCCTGCTGCTGGAACATCGTCGCAGCTTTGTTCAGGTCGTCTGAGTTGATTGACGGTACTACGGTCGGAGCTGGTGCGACAGGTGTTTCGGGCGGTCGTTGTTCAACGCGGTTTGCAAGGTCTTCGGCGGTACTGTACAGTGCGTCAATCAGTTCTCGTTCTGATCTGAACTGACCTGCTGGAACCTTGCCTGCTCGTTCAAGCTGAGAAAGGTATGACTCAGGTACTGGTGCGGGCTGTGGGACAGGCTGCGTAGGTGGAGGGGAAAAACCTTGCCCGCCCGGTGTTGCCACCGGAGCGGGAAGGCTATTGGCTCCCCCAGACGGAGCACTCATTGTGTTTGGTGGCTGCTGACTCATCTGGGCTTGGAGATCAGCAAACGACGGCATCGCTGGCATTACTTGATTCGGGAAGGACATGGGGGTTCCTTGTGTCTGGGGGAGGACTATTCCCAACTATGAGAATCTATCAAGGCTAGACTTGCAATACCTGTACTGTTATAAATCTATCACTTTCGGTTTTATCATCTTTCTCGGATTTGCGGCATGGCCCCCTCAGTTGAAGCATCGAAGCCTTACCTCTCTGCGAAGGAGGTGGTTGCGATCCTCGCCACGTATGGCATTGAGGTGACCGACGATACTGTTCGACTGTGGGTTACCCGTGGGCTGAAAAACAAAAAAACCCCGGGCAGCCATCTCTGGTTGTCCGGGGTTCGAATTGGGGGTCGGTTGTACGTCGTACGGGAAGAACTTGCTAAGTGGATACCTTTGGTTCAGCAGGACGGTTGATCTTCCTCATCAAATCCACAATGCTCTCTGGCCCACGGCACGCTGCCGCCATCGCCGTCAATCCCTCTTTGTCCTTCAGACGGCCAGGGATTGTCTTCGCGACTCGCATCCACTCCGTCTGCCTCCGGTCAACCCACGCCACCGTTGTGACATTGATCGGGTACATCACGTCCTGATGGTCTTCGTACTTGTCCAGCACATCAAGCACCTTGGCCCGACGCTCAGAGAATTCCTGCTTCTGCATCTCCTTCAGTTTGGCCCTGTACCGGCACATCGTGTCGCCGGTCTCACCAGTCACACTGGGCAGCCCCTTCCTCCGGAGCCACTTGTTGGAGATCACTCGGCAGGCTGTCCGGCGGTCCTTGTAGTTCTTCCCAGTCAGGGTCAACTGGATGTACATGCTCATGACTTCCTCGGCAGTGAAGAACTGCCGGAAGTCGAAGTGAGTCTGTCGGTGATGCCTAGTCACGCCTCGAAGGAACTTCGGCATCCGGACGGCCCTGGCCTTAGCCGATGTGCCAACGGCCACTAGCAAGCCCTGACGAGTTGACCGGCTGATCTCCTGTGACTCCACCTCAGCAAGCAGACTGAGTAGGCTGACCATCATCCTGCCGAACGTCGTATCGGTTTTGATACCGCCCTCAATCGTCATGAGGAAAGCGTTCTTGGCGTGGATAGACTCGGTCGTCCTGCTCATGTCCAGCAGGGATCGGAACAGCCGGTCAGGTCGAAGTGCCAGTACGATATCGCCAGGCTGCAGATCCTGCATTAGCTTGGCCCCTGCCTTCCGCTTTGGCAGGCTGGTCTTGAATGCACTGGCCCCCTCATCAGAGTACCATACGACCTCCGCATGACGCATGTCCTGTGGCAGCATGTTCATGATGCAGACCCGCTGTTGCTCAACCGTCTGCTCTTTGGTGGAGACTCGGATGTACGCTCGGATCTTGCCGGTGAATGTGAACTTACTCTTGTCCCGCTCGGTGGAGATGGCCTGCATGATGCTGCCAACATCCTTTGACAGGATCTCGGCCTGTGGCAGTACGACGGGCTTGTTCTCCTTCGGAGTCTTTGGCTTGACCTTGGCAATCGCTCGGGCCTCCCGCACGCGGGCGGAAGTGAGGTCAGACTTCATCTCGGCAATGATCGCGAAGATCCGCAGCATGGCCTTGCCGTTCGGATTATCTGTTGACAGCATCGGGTAGTCAGTGAAGACGACAGTGATGCCTCGGTCAATCCAGTGCTCCATCGTCGCTACCATGTCACCCATGCGGCGGAACAGCCGGTGAGTTGCGGTGGCGATGACAGTGTCACCGGGCTGAAGCACTCCGATCATTTGTAGACCGCCGGGGCGTTCACCCAGCTTCTTCGTGTAGGCTGACTTGCCGCCGTCAACGAAGACACCGGGGAGCCCGCAGTTAGTCTCCTCTCCGAGTTGACGTCCGTTGAGTCTGGCGTACGTCAGTCCTGACGTGACTTGGTTGTCCACCGAGAAGCCGTGAATGTGCTGCTCGAAAGTGGAGACTCGGGCGTAGATGTAAACTGACATAGAAGGGAACCCCATTGCGTAGCCATGGCTTGCGCAATTCCAGAGTAGGTAATCGATCGTAGGTGCCCGCGGTTCTTCCCGGGCGACATCCTGTGAATCCTATTATCTCGACCAGGTACAACGTCTGTCGGCTCAAGTGGTGGCAAACCTTTAAGCCACAGGCAGGTTGCCTTCGTCTCTCCATGCCCGAACATCCAAGGCTGAATGATCTGCGGCTTTCGGTTGTACAGCCCGATGATAGCCTTGGCGTGCTTGTGCATGATAGGGTTCTCAATGCAGACCCGAGGCACATGCTCAAGATTGAGAAACAGTTTGAAGAACTCAGCCCCTTCCTGGAGCCGATCCCATCGGGTCGGATCAGTCAGCAACCACCGAACACCGCTGTTGCAGAGATACGTGCAGGGTGGGTGAGCAATCACCAAGTCCCACTGCTGATTCAGAACCTCCGTTACATCACCTTGGATGTGAAACTCGCTCGGTGGATCCGCTGGGAGGATGTCACAGGAGTATGCCTCAAACCCGAGGGTACGAAACGCATCGCGTACGGCCCCGCTGAATTCACACGCAACAAGGATTCTGGCCACTATTCCCTCCACCCCATACACTGCAGCCGGTATGCCAAGGACATGCCATGAAGTCCGAAAGGATCCGGGTCAAGTTTGGGGTCAAGTACGACAAGATTGTCGTACTTCCGCTCCACGACAGGCGGTTCGACCTTGGGTGTTTCCAATGCTTTGATCTGTTGAAGTATGCTCACTGATTCACCTCCAAAAACTTATACCGTACTGCCTTACCGCCCTCGGGCACTCCCAAGTCTACGAGATGGCCCTCTCTCAAAAACAGGTCCAGCTCGAGCTGGGCTTCCACTTTCTTAATACTCAGAAGACGGTAGTAGTCCCTGAGCGTAAAGCTTTCCTCCTTGACGTGCCGCTCAACGCGGAGGCGGCGTTCCCCGACGTACTTGGCTACCTTCGCTGGGATAGTCTCTGCCTTCTGCAGGTGGCCCCCCGTGACCGCTGCAAAGGCCGCTTCAACTAGCCCCTCGAAGTAGACCTGCTTGTGCTTCCACAGCCACTCCATGAGGATGATAGCCCGCTTCATCACATCAGCCGGGATGGATCCGAAGTCTTGAGAAGCCACGTTCCAGTCATACCAAGTCTGTTTGTTGACAGCATGGTCCAGCATGAAGATCACGTTGGCCAGTCGCAACGCCATCTCAGCGTGACGGACAATGTCAGATCGGAAGGGGTGCTCTGGATCACTCCACTGACTCTCAACCTGGTCAGACCGCTTGAGGGCAGCATACTCCTCCCATACCTCTCGAGCATCCTCCGTCAGCGTGTTGATCAAGGGCTTTGTCACAGTACCTGTGCCGTTCATCATTGCTGTCAGCGGGACACTCCCGACAGTGACCTTGACCTCCATCAATCGAGCCAGTACCTCGTGCCAGAAGTGCATGAACTCGGCGTGCTCGGCCAAGGCTTTTCGGGTCGCCTTCTTCGGCACCGAGCCGATTGGGTAAACGATCATTCGCTGACCCAGTCCGTCAACCAAGTCGTTCTGTGGTAACTGGTTCAAGTTCAACCGCTGGATGGCTGCTGATACCACAAGGTGCGGTCTCTCGATCCAACATGATCCCTTTTGACGCTGCATTCGGATGCGATCCCCAGACCAGCACTTATGGTAGAGGCTGTTATCTGATCCTGCTCCAGGCTGCTGGTTGTATCGACCCAGCATCTTGTAAAAATCCTTACCTTCGTGGAACTCCAGTATGATTCCACGGGTGTACTTAGACAGGGCGGTTGTGAGAGCTTCAGGGGTTGATTCTGTCAATAACGTCTCTGATGAAGCGAACGGTGCGTTAATTGCATTGAGTGTTTTGCTCTTGCCTGTTCCTGATCCACCAACCCCGAAACAGTACAACTGGTTTGCCATCACCGGATGATCGGGGCTTACTCTCACAAAGGTACTGGTGCCCAACGCAGAGGCTGCAGCACAGATGATCGACATGATCCAAAGGTTACGGGGCATCTGGGCGTCACGGGCGTGCCGTGAGGCCGCCTCGATCAATGGGTGCATAACTCCGGCAGGTAGTTCCTGGTCAGGCCCTTCAAAGTTCTCACGGTACTTCTCATGAATAAAGTCGCTGACCTCATTGACAGTACCAATGCTGATGCTGGCCTGCATCTCCTTCACCGGGTCAGACGGGCGGGTAAGATCTTTGAAGAGATTGATGAGTTCAACCTCGCCACGACCGGGCTCCTGGTACGACCCGATACGCATAGACATATGCCGGGTCAAATCCATGCAGTCCTCCTTGGGGAGCATCCAGTCGCAGTAAAGCGACTTGCTGAAACTCAGCAGGTAGTCGTGCCTCCCACCTTCACCCGGAAGATACCCATCGCCTTCTTTATAGACCTCGTGAGTCCTTTCCCCGGCCTTGCTGACTCGTACATTGGCAAGAATATAATCAAGGACGTTCTGGGGGATCTCCGCTGGGGATATCTGCCAGGGAGCAGATCCCGGCAGCCACTCATACGCCTCGCCAGTGTCCGGGTGGATCGAGGGAGGGCAGATCGAATAGAAACTCCTGTCGGCTGACCCCACCCGGCATTCGAGCCCGTGCGTCGTCTTCGGGTTGTTACCGAGGTGGGAGAGCTTATCTGTCCACTTGAAAATACGATGGACGCCCCGGCGAGACTGGTAGGCCAGCGTCTGGACGCCGTTCTCCACCATCAACCGCTCGATGATCGCTGAGGCCTCCACGGAGTCGGGCTCGATGTCGAGGACTCCAGAGGACGGGCCGAAGACCATTCCGATATTGAAGGCCCCGGCCGGCATGAGCCCGGCCAGTTGGTTGATGTTGTTTGTCGCGATGTGGTTCCAGGCTTCCTCCCCCACGCCTCCGAGGGGGGCCTTCGACCGGAACTGTGCTGGCATCACCCGGATACCATGTTTGCACAGGTGGATGGCTGTGTTGATGCAATTGGAACGGTACTGTTGTTGATCCATCAAAACGGCTCTGTCTGGGGGACAAAAAAACCCCTGCCTGAAGTGAAGGTTTCAGGCAGGGGTCTACGGCAGGCGAGTTCGCCTGTTTGTTTCTATGCGGGCCTTCACTCCCGGCAGTCACAGTCTTGCAGCGATCTGGTGGAGTGTCAACGGCTGTGTTCAGATTTTTCAACTGTCGGAAACTGTCTGGTCCAAATCGGGGTACTACCTGGTTATGCCAGGCCATCAATGGCCTGACTAAGTATTTATATACTATTAATATAGATAGGTAGTACTGTTATCAATTTCATACCAGGTTATACCTGTCCGACAGGCAGACTAACCTTATTATTAACTATACACAAACCTTGTCGGGCTTGAATAGCCCGGCATGACCAGGAGAAGCCAGGTGATTCCTGAGTTTACGAAACCCCAAATCGACCTGTCAAGTCAAAATCGATTTTCCGTAAATTTTGTCAGAGAAACATACTGTCCTGACACGACAGACACTTCTGACAGTTGACACCTGTACAGTGTTTGGCAGGATCCTGCCAGCCCTCCATCGATAGCGGGGATACCCTACTGACACCTCTCAACTGTCAGAGAAACATCCTGTCCTGACACGACAGACACTTCCGACAGTTGGCATATGTATAGTGTTGGCGGGAATACGCCAATCTTGGTTCTGGGAAAATCTACACCAAGGATTGACGGGGGATCCGTTGTCGGAGATGCTTTCCGCCGAGGCAGTTTCTTTTCATCACTTGGGAGGTTGGTATGTTTAAGGTCGGAGATCGAGTGCGGAATGTGACAGACGGTGACAGCTTCTTCACAAAGGGAGGAGTTTACGAGGTCCTTAGAGATAGCCAAGGAGGGGTGTTCTGCCTCAGAGACGATGAGGGGGACTTCAGAACCCGCCGTGAGCACAATTACCATCTCCTCTTTGGTTTCAGACAACCTGACGCCATGACAGTCAACGAACTCATCCCCCTCATCGTCCAGTGGGGCGGAGACCGCGGTATCCTGGCTAACAGCACCCCACTCGGGCAGAGCCGTAAGACGGTTGAGGAGGTGCGGGAGTTGGTGGAAGAAGCCTCCGCCCTGAACGTGCTGAATGGGATGCCGGGTGAAGACACCAGTGTGGTCATGGACAAACTTGCCGACGCCATTGGCGACATCTTCGTCACGCTGGTCATGGTCGCAGGTTGTGCCAAGCTGGATATCCACCGGTGTGTTGCCGCGGCGTACGACGAGATCAAGAACCGTAAAGGATCCCTTAACTCTAATGGGGTCTGGGTGAAGGAGGTGTCTAATGCTGCTGAATGATATCGAGGTCCTGCCGGATGGACGGGCCGTACTCGTACTACATGATGGGGCATTGCCGAGGGCGATGTCCACGCACGAAGTGAGACTGTTCGCCCATAACAAAGCCTTTGGTGGGTTGATCTCAGACCTCAAACAGATTCAGAAGGATGACCATGCAGACAAGGCGTACTTGTTGAACCTGGCTGTCCGTACAGCCCGAGCCGCACTGGAGATAATATGAGCGTGACCAAACCCTCCAACCCCAAGGACGTCATTGGATCGACAAAGCCGCCGCTCCACCACATTCCCTGCGGTCCCCTGTTCCAGATCGGTGGGGCTCTCCTCAGCGGAGCCTGCAAGTATGGAGCACACAACTGGAGAGTGGTTGGTGTCCGGTCAGACGTCTACTACGATGCAGCAATGCGGCACATGATGCAATGGTGGGAAGGTGAAGATGTCGACAAGGAGAGCGGGATGCCCCACCTTGCTCATGCAGCAGCCTGCTGCATAATCCTCCTTGACGCTGCCGCACAAGACAAGCTGACTGATAACAGGCCTCCGAAGGGCAACAACCCTTCTGAGGCAGTGGCTGATCAGATCAAGGCGATCCTGGCGAATTACCCTAATCCAGTTGAACCGTTCACCGAATTGACCCACCCCCGGTGAATTGGATTGTGCTTTTCGCTCGGTTTGTGCTACTCTGCCCAGCATATTCATCGTATCCCTGATCGGAGAAGTACATGGCAGATGAAATCCGGATGAACTTGAACGTGAATGTCAGTAAGGCTTCTGCGTCATTCGACAAGCAGGTCCTGAAGACAAACAAGACGTTTACCCAGACTGGGGTAGGCGGCCCCTCACCGGGCCGCGTATCCGTTCCCACGAGCGATACGGTGATCTCACTTGCTGGCCTGACAACTCCCGGGTTGGTGTGCATCACCAACCATGATACAGCCAACTACGTGGAGTTCGGCCCGACCTCCGCCGGGGCCATTGTGAAGATGATCAAGGTCCCCGCGGGGCAGTCCGCGGTGTTCTACCTGGCCGCCAGTGTTGTCCTGCGAGGGATTGCCAACACCGGGGCCTGCGTCTGTTCGATCGATATCATTGAAGCATAAGGGGCACTGATGTTCTCACTGGAAAAGGGCGTCAGCCCGAATGTGGTACGGGTGAAACTGGACTGCAACAAGCAGAAGGAGCATTGGTTCTTGCTAAGGTCGGACGCCCATCATGATAACCCTCACTGCGACCAAAACCTGGAGAAGAAGCACCTTGACCAGGCATTGGAGCGTGGTGCTGGGATCATCGATGGGGGAGATCTGTTTTGCGTAATGGGTGGAAAATGGGACCCTCGGTCCAACAAGACCGGGGTGCGTCCTGAGCACCAGACAGGAGACTACCTCGATGCAGTGGTAAGGTCCGCCACAGACTTCTATGAGCCCTACGCGAAGAACATAGTCGCCTTGGGAATAGGAAACCACGAGACCAGTATTACGAAAC